ACTAGACGCTAAGGGTATCCGGCCACGAGGGGACAAGATCACGCGGGCTAAGCCGCTGGCCGCGCAAGCGGAAGCAGGGAACGTGAAGCTACTCCGAGGCCCGTGGAATGAGCGATGGTTGCAGCACATGCACAGCGTACCGGACGGGCCACACGATGACATTATGGACGCAACGGCGGGAGCGTTCAACGAGCTAGCGCCAAGGCGAAGTCGCAAGGCGCGAGGTTGGCAGGGGTAACATGGCAATCAAGAGCGACCTACAAAAAGCGGTAGAGGCACTCACGGCAAAGGGGACTCTCTATACGGCCCTCTGGGACTACTACGACGGCAATCACCCCCTGAGGTATAGCACCAAGCGGCTCAAGGAAGTTTTCAAGCACGTCAATGTCAATTTTACCGAAAACTGGTGTGCGGTGGTGATTAACGCTGTGGCGCACCGGCTGAATCTGCTACGCTTTGACGTGGCGGAGGATGACGTGGCTACTGAGGCTCTCAATAACCTCTATATTCAGACCGGCCTAAAGCTGGGAGACAACGCCATTCACAAGTCCGCCTTGATAACCGGCGAGGCTTTTGTCGTGGCTTGGAAGGACGCCGACGGAGAGACTGAGGCGTACTACAATGACCCGCGCCGATGTCATGTGTTCTATCACGGAGAGAATCCGCAGAAGCCTCGCTTTGCTGCCAAGTGGTGGGATGACGAAGAGGGCAAGAAGAGATTGACGCTGTACTACCCTGACCGGTTGGAATATTACATCTCCCGCAAGAGCGCCAAGCAAGTCAGGAGCTACAAGGCGTTTGTCCCGACGGAAGAGGAAAGCGCCCCTAACCCCTTCGGCGTAATACCGGTCTTCCACTTCCGGCGTGAGTTCCGCGTAACTAAGAGCGAGCTCGAGGACGCGATTCCTCTCCAGGACGCGATTAACAAGCTGGCTGCCGACTTGATGGTTGTGGCAGAGTTCGGAGCGTTCAAGCAGCGGTATATTATCAGCCAAGACGACCCCGGCAACCTGAAAAACGCGCCCTTCATCAATTGGTGGATTCCGGGCGGGGATGGAACGGGACAAGCGGCCAGCGTGGGGCAATTGGACGCCTCAGACCTGCGGGGTTACCAGGAAGTCATTGACAAGAAGGCTAGCGCGATGGCGGCTATTACGGAAACCCCGAAACACTACTTTTTCTCTGCAAGTGGGAACGTCCCTTCCGGTGAGGCCCTGATTGCAATGGAGGCCCCTCTCAACAAGAAGTGCACTGACATCATTGAGTTTTTAGCAGCCACGTGGCAGCAGTTGGCCGCCTTCCTCCTACAGTTAGAGGGACAGAGCACCCCAGCGCAGAGCATCAAGGCAATCTATGACGACCCGCGCACCGTCCAGCCGTTCACGCAAGCGCAAGTCAGAGAGGCCAGCGTAAGGGCGGGGATCCCGCTCAGAACGGTGCTCAGGACAGAGGGTTGGAGCGAGAAACAGATCGAGCAGATGGACTCCGACAAGAAAGCAGAAGCGGCAGCGGCTAAGACTTCGTTGGCAGAAGCTCTCTTGACAGCGCAACGGCAATTCGACCAAGGGGGCGACGATGGGGAATAAATCGGGACAGGGACGGCGACTGCGCAAGAAGAAGGGGATCACGGCTGAGGCTACAATTCAGCGCCTTATGGACTCCCTGAGTAACGAAGAGAATGACGCATTGGTCAGCGAGCCTAACTCAGAGTGGGACATGATAGCTCAGGCCGTCATGGCCTGGCAGACCATGTTCTACCAGGCGTTGGGGATTAAGAGCGCGAAGACGATAGCAGCAATGGGGTCGAGCCTGATTGTACTAGCCAGCATCATGCGACGGGCCTATGGTCTGGGAATCAAGCGAGGGAAGCGTGGCTGATCCTACCGTCGTCGTAGTCGCCCGAGAGTTCAAGCAGGCCCTGCTACTCCGTGAAGCCCAACAGATGCAGGACATGGCCGGACGCTGGCTACAGATTGAGCACAAGCTAGACGCACAGATAGCGGCTCTGGCAAGTCAGTTCGAGGAAGAGCGAGTCGCAGGCCGGGCAATCAGTGAGGCGAAACTCTACAGGATGCGGCGCTATCAGCTATTGACGGCTCAGTTGCAAGAGGAAGTCGGGAGCTACACTGGCTACGCAGGAACGCTCATCGCAGACAAACAGCGAGAGTGGGGCGCGTTGGGAATCCGGCACGCCGCTACACTTACACAACTGAGCTACGAGACCGGCGTCGGAGCCTTCTTTGACCGGCTCCCAGTGGCAGCGATTGAAACGATGGTAGGCCTAGCCGGTGACGGCTCGCCGCTCAACACGCTGCTCAGGCAGTCCTGGCCTGACGCGGTGGACGGCCTGACAGAGGCACTGATTAACGGGACGGCTCTCGGGTGGAATCCGACGAAGACGGCGCGATACATGCGAGAGGGTATGGCCAGTGGATTGGATCGGGCGCTGACCATCTTGCGGACGGAGCAGATCCGAGCGTACCGTGAATCTGAGAGGATGCAGTATGAGCACAGTGGCGTCGTGGATGGTTACTATCGGATCGTGGCTCACGATGGTCGGACGTGTGCTGCATGTCTCATGGCAGAGGGTGAGTTCTATCGGAACAGAGACGCGCTCAGGGATCACCCAAATGGAAGATGTTCAACGGTGCCTAAAGTCCGTGGTCTCCCGTCTCTGCAATTCGAGAAGGGGCCTGCATGGTTCGCCAAGCAGCCCGAAGAGACGCAGCTACAAATACTCGGGCCGGGAAAGTACGCGGCCTGGCGGGATGGGAAGTTCGGGCTGGCCGACCTGGTGACGGTGAGGAAGGACGCGACGTGGGGGGACAGCGTTACGCCCACGCCGCTGAGGGAGTTGGTGAAGGCATGATATTATCACCCGATACGTTTTTGCAGAAGATATGCGAGAAAACGGACAGAGAGCGTAGGGAAGAGCGCCGAGAAGCCCTTGCTTCCCCTTCTGTCGCGGATGAGTCGTTAATGGCCGTGGATGCAAATACAAGACCAGGATTGATACCGGAAGAGCTTTTACAGGAGCTTCACGATTCCATCGGGGGACAATGCGTGATAGTCCCTGGAAAGACAGTCTCAAAGACTATGCCCGTGGATGAGTCTAGGGATGGGGGAACCTACGACTTTGGGGTGCGCGCCCCTGTAGTGACAATAGGGCCGAGGCTCTTTCCGTTAAGGATTCGAGCATCTGACGTCAGGGAGCGGATAGCCGAATTGGACAAGTGGGTCGAAATCCGAGAGCCGCATACCGACAAGCTCCTCTTCCGCTTTCACCCAGTACGTGACCTGATCGAAATACAGCGACGGGGGGCCAAGACTCTGATAGACCTATCGGAGTATCGGAAGTAACCGCCCCACGCTGACAACCGAATAAGAGCGGCTAGACCGCCTCAATTGGAGCGCCCAGAGCGCCAACCAATTGAGGCGTTTTTTCGTTTACGGGCGAGATGCCCAACTAGAGCGGGAGGCTCAGACAATGCCAGACAAAAACGACGGTAACGACGGCAAAGAGAACAACGGCAACCAGAGCAACGACCAGGGGAACGAGACGCAAACCTGGGAGGCGTTCCTGGAAGCACAGAGCGACGAAGTGAAAGCACTGGCAGACAGCCACATCAAGGGCCTGAGAAGCGCGCTGAGTTCTGAGAGAGACCAGCGCAAAGACCTCGCTTCACAGTTGCAGGACGCAGCCAAGAAGCTGGACAAGGGGTCCGAGGCTCAGAAGGCACTAGAGGAAGTGGCAGGCAAATTGGATGCCGCAAATCAGAGGGCCGACTTCTACGCGGAAGCGGGCAAGCCGGAGATCGGCTGCTCCAACGCGAAGCTGGCCTACATCGCGGCTCAGGAGGTAGGAGCCTTCGACAGTCGCGGTAACGTGAACTGGGACACGTTGAAAAAGGACTTCCCTGAGCTATTCAAACAGAAGCCCGTCGCCAAAGGCAATGCAGGAAACGGCGCGGGTCAAACCGGTGGCGGCAAGACTGGCATGAATGAGTTCATTCGAGCAGCCGCCGGAAGATAAGCGGAGGTAACAGAAATGCCTTACAACAGTGTAATTTCGAGGAACGATGCGGCAGCCTTGATCCCTGAGGAAGTTTCCAAGGAGATCATCCAGGAGCTCCCCAAGGCTTCGACCATCATGAAGCTGGGCAAGCGGGCTCCTGACATGGCTCGCAACCAGACGCGGCTACCGGTTCTATCTGCACTGCCCACGGCCTACTTCGTGGCTGGTTCTACATCGGCTGCGGGCGGCCTCAAGCAGACGACTCTGGCAGAGTGGGCCAACAAGTACTTCAATGCCGAGGAGATCGCGTGCATCGTTCCGATCCCCGAGGCTGTGCTGGACGACGCGGACTATGACATCTGGGGAGAGGTCAAGCCCCTGATTGCCGAGGCTATGGGCGTAGTCTTCGACGCGGCTGTCATGCACGGAACCAATGCCCCTGCCGCCTGGCCCACTGACCTGGTGGCAGCGGCTATCGCAGCGGCCAATACCGTGACCATCGGCACCGTCGGTACCGACCTTTACGACGACCTCCTGAGCGAGGGCGGGGTCATTTCCAAGGTCGAGGACGATGGGTTCATGGTGACGGGCAACATCGCGGCAGTCAGTTTCAAGGCGAAACTGCGCGGCGTGCGTGACGACAACCAGCAGCCTATCTTCAAGCGTTCGATGCAGGACGGGACGCGCTACGAGCTAGACGGCGCGCCTATCGAGTTCCCTCTCAACGGGGCTTTCGACGACACACTCGTGCACCTGATCACCGGCGACTTCACCAAGTTGCTCTATACCATGCGTCAGGACATGACGTGGAAAATCCTGACCGAGGCCGTGATCCAGGACGCACAAGGCGCCATCGTGTACAACCTGGCACAACAGGACATGGTCGCATTGCGATGTGTGATGCGGATCGCCTGGCAGGTTCCCAATCCCATCAACCGGATGCAGCAGGTTGAGGCCAGCCGGTATCCCTTTGGAGTGTTGGTGCCAGCGGCGTAAGCATAGGCTCAAACTGTAACATGTATGCTGCTCTGGCCTAGTGTCAGGGCAGCGCAAGAAATCTGGGAGGTAAACCAGAATGAAAATCAAAATGGACGGACGAAGGAAACTAGCTCAGGTTGCGATTGTGCTCTGCGTGCTCATGGCCACCGTGCTGGTGATGTTTGGCAGTCCAGAAGTTCCAGGCTCTAAGGCGAGCGCATTCACCACGCCCGTGGCTTCCTGGCCGCACTCGACCGACAATAGCAAGTGGCCTATCTACCTCTGGACGTCTGACACAATCACAGCGTCGGGGGCTAGCGAAGAGTACAAATTGATGAACTACGAGGCGCTTGACCTCCACTACGTGATCGACCAGGGGACGACCAACACGGTCACTATCAAGCTCCAGTACAGCAACGACGGCTCTAACTGGGCGGACGGGGCAGCGATAGTGTCGGCCAATGTGGCGGACGCCAATGAGATGGTGCAGAAATACAACGTCGGGGCCTACACGCGGCTCTATGCCACGCTGGCCAACAGCAACCCCATCACTATCACCGTGATCGGCCTGGCGAAGTAGGAGGTTCACATGGCAGCGACGGCGGCAGAGGTTGCACGGCTTCGACGTATGGTCAACGAGCCGGATGATACCACGTACGACGACGACGCCCTGGCGGATTACATCGAACGGTATCCACTGCTCGATGAGCGCGGAGAGGTCCCGTACACCTGGGACACCTCCACGGAGCCACCTACGCAGGACGCCAACGACAGTTGGATCCCAACGTATGACCTCAATGCCGCCGCCGCTGACATCTGGGATGAGAAGGCCGCCGTCGTGGCTCAGGACTTCGACTTCCGAGCCGACGGCGGCCAGTATAGCCGGTCGCAGGTGGTAGAGCAATACCAGCAACGAGCCCGTTCCTATCGAGCACGGCGCAAAGCCAAGTCGGTGGAGGTCTTCCCCTGGCCGGACGAAGGATCGGGGACGCAGAGTTGGATCGGCAATCTGCCAGAGGGTAGCTAATGCGTGTCTTCACAACCACAGAGCTAACACGGATGCGGGGCGCTCAGGGCGATGCCATGATGGACACGTGCGCGATAGTGACGCGCGACGAAACCGGCACGGACGACTATAACCGGCCCACGGTGCAATGGCTGGAGAGTCCCTCTATGGCCTGTGGCTATGATGACACGGTTGAAAAAGAGGCCATGGCCGGCACGCAGGTTGTGCTGGTAGACGCCGTTGTGCGGCTGCCGATTGACACCGACCTGAGCAACCTGGACAGGCTGAGGATCACGCACCGGCACGGCGAAGAGCTAGACACGGCCTTGACGTTCGAGATGCTGGGAGATCCGGAACGAGGCCCGAGCGGGCTGGTACTCAATCTGCAACTGGTGACAGACGGAAGCGAGGAATAGAGCATGGCGAGAACCGTTTTGAGTGTACAGGACATCGCCGTCGCAGGCATCACGCCGTCCTACGAGGCGGCCAATGCTGACGGCGAGAAGATCAGCAACGACGGCGCGACCTTCGTCCAGGTGAAGAACACCAATGGGGCTGAGATCACGGTTACTATCGTGACGCCTATCACCATCGGCGGCCTGGCAGTCGCTGATCAGACCATCACCGTGCCAGCCACGACCGGCGACAAGATGATCGGGCCATTCAAACCGGCCCACTTCAATCAGCCGTCGGGAGACGACGAGGGTTATGTCTATGTAGACTTCTCTGCCGTTACGGACGTGACGATCGCGGCTTTCAGGATCGACTAATGGCTGACGCCAAGGTGGACTGGTACGAGGATGATGTGCTCCTGGTTTTGGACCGCGCCACGGATGAGGCGTTGTCCGCGCTTGCCCAGCAGATCAAGGGCCAAGCGCGGATCAACATCCGCGACAACGGCCAGGTCGATACCGGATTCATGATGGGCACGGTCTACGTTGTCGCTCCTGACAAAGACGACTACCAGGAGGCCAGCACCGGCGCGGCCATGAAGAACCCCGACGCTCGCATGGCTCCCAAGGTGAAGCTGCCACACAACGCAAAAGCAGCCGTGTGCGCGGGGGCTGAGTACTCGATATATCAGGAGATGACCAACTCGTTCCTCTACCGGGCCTTGGAGCAAGTGACGGACGACGCGGAGAACGTGATCAAACCGATAGCGAGGGGATTGTGAGAGACGTAGGCAAGGCCATCTGTGACTACCTGCTGGCCCAGGCCAGTCTAACGGCACTGACCGGCACACGAATACACGCAGAGACGGACACGCCGCCGCCTGGGTACAAGCCTAGTGACGGCGGTTGCGTCTGCTTCAAGACGCGCGGCGGCGATATGCGAACTCAGGAGGACGTGCTCATATTGCCTTCCGTGCAGTTCAAGTGCTACGCGGCCGGCGACGTGGCCGCAAACGCAGTCTATCGCGCCCTCTTCGATGCGTTGCAGGGCGCACGCGGCGGCACCATTCGCTGGGCACAGATCGAGGCGCTTGGGACAACGCTGGAAGAGGAAACAGACTGGCCTTTCGTACTAACGTATTACAGGATTCACGTAGCAAATAACTAGGAGGCAAACACAATGCCAAATCCAACAGTAGCAAACATATTGACCGGCCCCGTGGTGTGCTGGTACGCACCGGAGGGGGAATCGTTCCCTGATGAGAACTCCATCGACCTGGGTGACGCCTGGGGAGGAAACTGGGCACGTCTTGGGTCAACGGATAGCGACACGCCGCTTTCGTGTCTGTACGACTTCGAGGAGTTCGACCGCGAGATCATGGAGGCGTTGACGCCGGTGAAACGGGTCAAGAGCGCGGAAAGCCTGGCGCTAGAGACCACGCTTGCCGAGATCACCTCTGACTACATGCACCTGGCGATGGAGGGTGCTGTCACGGAGACCGCCGCCGCTGGAGACCAGGTGGGCATGGATGAGCTAGACGTGGGTGGCGACCAGGACTTGACCGTCCGCGCCTGGGGCTTCGAAGGCACGTACACCGACAGCTCGGGCAACTCGTTCCCTGTCCGCGTATTCATCTATCGCGGCACGGGCAAGATCAATGGGGCGTTGGAGTTCGCCAAGGACGCCAGCCCTGGCGTTCCTCTCCAGGTGAAGGCCCTGGCCGACATAAGCCAGTCAGTCGGCAGCCAGTTGTTCAAGTTCCAGAGAGTGACCGCAGCGTTCACAGTCTAGCATAAGGGGGAGAGATGCGAAGCATAGTAGTGCAACTCGGAGGCGTGGCATACACCATCGAGGAGCTACCGACGCGCAAAAACGCAGAGTGGCGCAAGAAGCTGGACGCGCCGTTCAGCGAGCTGGCTAATCTTCTGGAGAACGGGCCAGACGCGGACATAACCAACCTGCAAGACCTGGCCGGTTTGGTCCGTTCTCTCAGCGGTATGTTCATCGGCTCTATGGACACGCTGATAGACTTGCTCTTCGACTACTCGCCGCCACTGAAAAAGGCTCGCAAGAAGATCGAGAACTCGATCTATGACTCCGAAATCTTGGAGGCCTTCACGAAGGTGCTGGGCCTCGCCTACCCTTTTGGGGGGCTAGTGGGCAAGCTCGGGGGCTTGATGAGTCTTGGCTCGAAGAGCGAACCGACAGAGCAGAGCTAGCCTTACACGCCTGGGGCCGGTGGGATGATGAGTTTGACCCGCTTACCCTGTCGCTGCTAGAACGCAGCTACGTCAGGCGCAAACGCTGGGAGTCGCGCGTCCTGGCCGTGCAGATCATGAACGCATACGCAGAGATGATGGGACGGGGAACGAGGCGGAGGCAGGTGAGCGCTGATACAATGCTGGGCACGATGGGAGTGAAACTTTGAGCATAAAACTCGCTGACGCGGTTGTATACCTAACTGGCGACCGCAAGGGTCTGGACAAGACACTCAAAAAGAGCGAGACAGACACCGAGACCTGGGCCAAGAAGGTTGGCAAGAAGATCAGGACGGGCCTGGGTACAGCCCTGAAGGTAGGTATGGTCGGGGCTGCCGCTGGCGTGACTGTGCTTGTGGCCGGTATCACCAAGTTGGCGATTGACTCTGCCAAAGTTGACCAGGTGCGCGGGACCTTCGACAAGCTGGCAGAGTCTATCGGCACCGATGGTGTGACCGCGCTGGACAGCCTCCGAGAAGCTACACGCAGCATGGTCAGTGACGCAGACTTGATGCAGGCCGGTAACAAGTTCATGGCGATGGGGCTGGCCTCCAGTGCAGAGGAAGCCGCGAATCTGGCCGAAGTCGCCACGCAGTTGGGCAGCGCCATGGGTGAAGATGCGACGTCGAGCATGGAAAACTTTGCACTTCTCCTCGCGAATACCTCAATTCCAAGATTAGACTCTTTTGGAATAAGCAGCGGTAAAGTTAGAGGCCGCATAGAAGAGCTAATGGCGGCCACGGAGGGCCTGACGCGCGAAGAAGCCTTCATGACGGCCACTATGGAGCAAGCCGCTATCACCATGGCGAAAGTCGGAGAGCAAGGCGACACCTCCGCCGCGTCAATGGCTCGGATCCAGGCGACCGCCGCGAACTTGAAAGACCTTCTAGGGCGGGCGTTCTTGCCGATCATGGACAAGGTGATGAGCGTCTTTGGAGACTTGGCGACCAAGTACGGGCCGGATGTGGAGACGTGGATCAAGGAGAAGCTCCCCGAGGCAATCGGCAAGCTGACGTCATTCTGGAATGACCAGCTTCTACCGGCAATCACGGCCATGGTCGATTACTGGAAGACTGACCTGCAACCGACTTTCGTGGCGATTTGGGGATTCATCCAGGATAACCTTACTCCCATCCTGGCTGGGCTTGCTACCATGCTACTTGTCACCGTCGTGCCCGCTTTCGTCACCTGGGCCGCTGGGGCAGCAACGGCAGCAGTGGCGACAATCACAGCTCTGGCCCCTGTCCTAATCCCCATCGCAGCGATTGGGGCCGCCGTGGCACTCCTGGCGAAAGCCTGGGAAACCGACTTTATGGGGATGCGGACGCTGCTCACCGAAGTCTGGGAGCAGAAACTAGAACCGATATTCGAGACCCTAAAAACCTGGCTGCAAGAGACGTTGACCGAAGCGCTTGCCACTCTGACAACGTTCTGGAGTGAAACGCTTCTGCCAGCTATCAAGGATGTATGGGCTTTCATAGACGAATACCTCTTGCCCGTCTTTCGGCTTGTAGCAGACATCATGGACGTGGCCCTGACCCTGGCTGTGACCGCTCTAGCTGGACTCTGGCAGAACGTTCTACAACCAGCCCTCAAAACCGTGTGGGAATGGTTCGGGAAGCTATACGATCTGGTCAATGACAGCGTGGCCCCTCTGGTTGACGGACTCAAGGGGAAAATGGACAAGCTGGCGGGCGGGCTTGATGGAGTGAAGAAGGCCATCGGCTGGGTGACTGACAAGCTGAAAAAGCTCAAGGATTGGCTGGACAGAATCAGTATACCCGACTGGCTGACTCCTGGCTCTCCGACGCCGTTTGAGTATGGCCTGAGGGGCATCTCTAGCGCCATGAGACAATTGACGTCTGAGGAGCTTCCGAAGTTCGTGTCCCTGTTGGAAGCGACGAAGGAGATGAAGTCGGAAGTCGTTGACATAGCCAAGCAGCTAACACAAATCGGCGGCAAGGGTACGGGCTTCGTGGCTCCCACGATAGGCGAGAAGACGGCAGGAGAGAAACCAACGGGCTTCATGGGAGGTTACATGGAGACGTGGAGACCTGACTTCTTTGACCCCAAGAGGGCCGAAGGCGATACGACCATTATAAACTTGGGCGGGGTGACATATGCCAAGTCTGAGAGCGAAGCCACTCTCAAAGACACCGTGAAACTACTACAAATGGCGGTATAGCAATGCCAACGAGAGAGAAGTTCACAATCCGAAACGACGCGGGCGATTCCGTTCCGCTCTACTACCCCGCCCACCTGTGCGTGGTACAGCATGACGGCCTGGGCATGGCTCCCGTGCAGCGGACTCACATCTCGGGACCCCACCAGCACGGGGCGACGCAGACACACGCCAAACTTTCCCCTCGCGTGGTGACGTTGCGACTAGAGAGCGACTATGAGTCCGATGAGTCCTGGGCCGCTAGACAGGCGCTTATCCAGATGTTTAACGCGCCCACAGGAGATCCTCTTCACCTGGACGCGGTACTCCCAACTGGTGACACGCGGCGGCTCAATGTACGCTACATGGCCGGACTGACCATGCCTCTACAGCGGGGCGTCACAGAGGCCTACGCCGTGCAATTGATAGCCTCCAAGAATCCTGAGTTCTACGACCCGACCGCTATCTTGTGGGGCTACAGCGTGCCTAGCGGCTCCAGTCTCTGGTCGTTCCCCCTGGCCTTCCCTGCTGGGTTCGGTGCAGGCTCCGTGGATGTAACAGAGACGAAACAATACACCGGCACGTGGGAGGTCTACCCGATAATCACCGTCGTTGGCCCGTGCACAGATTTGCTCATCGAAAACGAGACCACCGATGAGAAATTAGACTTCGACGGGCACACCATCGCAGCGGGCGAAACGGTTACGATTGACCTGATCTATGGGGAGAAGACGGTCGAGAGTAGTACGGACAATACGGACGTCGCCGATCTGACCACGGACTCGGACATAGCAACGTGGCATATCGCTCCCCACTGCGAGGCGATGGGCGGACAGAACACGCTTCACATTACGTTCACCGGCGGCACCAGCAATTCGCAGGTGAGCATCCAGTTCAATACGAGGTATCTTGGCATCTAGGAGGTGGCAAATTGGCCGAATTAAGCTTTCCGTGGCCTGACACAACTGACCCGGGCCCGCAGGTAGGAGACGGACGGCCCTACACGTCCGCAGAGTGGGATCAATGGTGGGAGATGGTCTTTGCCCAGATGAGCGGCGCGTCTGAGGGTGTCCTTCCCGAGGTCTGGAATGAGCTAGAGGTCACCGACCCGGATGTGGTTAACAAGGTGGACGTTGACACCGGCGCGGCTTGCATCAAGGGGAAGGGGCATTGGAATACGGTTTCCAACCGCCTCACCGTGGCAAGTGCGGCGGGCGGTACGACTCGAAAAGACCGCGTCATCTTGCGGTGTGACTGGACGGGCGGCGTAGGCACTCAGTACACAACGCGTCTGGCGGTGAAGCAGGGCACGCAGGCAGATCCCCCCGCTTTGACTCAGACTGACAACACCGTCTGGGAGATCTCCCTCGCGCAGTTCGTGGTAGACGACGCAGGCAACATCAGCGGCTTGACCGATGAGCGGGCTTTCTGTCATTTCGCCACGAAAGTGGACGAGAACATGCTAGACGCTTCCATCGCCGGTGACGGCCTATCAGGCGGCGCGGGTTCTGCTCTCAGTGTGAACGTGGATGACAGCACAATTGAGACCAACGCCGACGCGCTCAGGGTGAAGGCCGGCGGGATAGACACGAATGAGCTAGCGGACGGGGCGGCGACGGCGGTTAAGTGCGGGGCGGACATGGCAACGCAGGCCGAGCTTGATGCTCACATTAACCTGACCACGGCTCACGGCGCGGTCTCTGCTCCGACTGCCAGCAAGATGATGGTTCGTGACGGCAGCGGACGGGCGCAGGTCGCGGATCCAAGCGCCGACGCGGACATAGCCACGAAGGGCTGGGTGAATAGTAACCTGCCAGGCGGCAATATCCCCGTGGGCGGGATCATCATCTGGTCTGGCGCGGTAGTGGATATCCCTGCAAACTGGCAGCTCTGCGACGGTACGAATGGCACGCCGAATCTCCGTAACCGCTTCGTGTATGGCGCGGGCTCGGGCGGTGGCTATCAGAATCCGGATGCATCGGGTGGGAATACGTGGAAGAACCTGGCGCACACGCATGGGCCGGGGAGCTTAGCAGTCGTGCGGCAGTCTGCCCAGGGAGTAACAAGCGGCTCAGACGAGGACTGTTTAGTGGCGACAGCGGCTGATATACCGGTTTCTTTGGGCGTCACCGGTTCTGGCGGCTCTGCTTCTCAGGACATCATGCCGCCGTGGTATGCACTATGCTACATCCAGAGGATAACCTAACCGATGAGCGTTCTGTGGCAAATCCGGCTCAAAAAGGCTGACGGCTCACTGTCCGAAATCATAGACCATTTCGCGGGGTTCTCGTTCGTGCAACGAGTGAACACGAAGGGGGCCTATGCTCTACGCCTGGATGGGAACGACGCCAAGTGTGCGTCCTTCGCTCTTGATGGTCAGCTCGAGTTCTGGTGGCGTGACCTGGAGCATGGCATCGACTGGCGGAAGGAGTTCGAGGCCTTTCACCGGAACCCCGACTACTATGTGACAGAGAAGGGCGCGCTTATGTTCGAGTCCAGCGGGCCAGGGTATAACCACCTGCTGGACAGGCGCATCGTGGAAGCGGCCGCGGGCTCATCCGGCGGGCGCAAGTCGGGCAAAGCTGAGACCATCTGCAAGGCCTGGGTGAACGAGCAGTGCGGGCCAGGCGCGGGGGCTCGCGCTATCGCAGACCTCAGTATGCAGGCCGATGCAACCACGGGCAACACGATCAAGCTGAGTCGTTCTCGGAAGAAAGTACTCTCAGTCTGTCAGGACATAGCCCGTATCGGAGGCGGTGACTTTGCCGTAGTTGGCACCGGCGCGGCAACGTATGAGTTCCGCTGGTACAACGGGCAGCTCGGGACGGATCGGAGCGCCTCCGTTATCTTCACCCTGGAGCGCGGCAACATGGCGCGGCCACGGCTCTACTATCCCCGCTCTAACGAGGTCAACGCGGTGCTGGTAGCTGGCCAGGGAGCAGGCACGGATCGGACAACGTCCTGGCGCACGGATGCAAGCCTGATTGACGATTCTCCCATCAATCGGATCGAGTCATTCAAAGACGCGCGAAACACGCCCGACGATGGACTGGACGACGTGGGGGACATTGTCCTGGACGAAGGCAAGCCACGCCAACGGCTGACTTTCGACGTGATACAGATCGCGGGCTGCATGTTCGGCAAGGATTACTTCCTGGGCGACCTCTGCACGGCCAAGTTCCTGGATTACGAGGGCACGGTCAAGGCGATGGAAGTCGGTGTCAACGTTTCCGAGAAAGGCACTACCTGGAAGGTGGGTATGGAGAATGTCTAGCTTGATCGAGGAGCGGCTGCTAGAAGAGATAGCGGCACTCCAGGCGCGGCTCTCGCACTTGGAGACAGCTGAAGGTGGGGTTGCTGACGCTATCCTGGACGGGCTAATCCTGTACGACGTCGGCTTTGATGCAAGCGCGGCAAACTGGGCGATCTCGGCGGCGGCGACCGTCTTTGAAAATGATCCTAACATATCGGTCTCCGTGACCGTGCCAACGGGAAAGACTGCAACGTTGATTTGCATAGGCCGCGCGCGGTTCAATACCAACGTGGCGCGCAACTCAGTGGTGGAAATGCGCACGCGGATGGACGGGACCACTAGCGGCAATTCGACGGGATATATCGGCGCGCCCGCCTCTCGGATGACGCCAATTGCAATTCTCGGCCAATTCACCGGCGTAGCGGCAGGGAATCATACCGTCACGTTTCAAGGGCGGCGCTTGATAGGGACGGACACGGTGACCATCATGATGAGACAACTGGCAGTCCTAGCAATTCAGGCATAGGAGCACTCAATGACAGCACAACCAGACCTCACCGACCACGACATGCTGATCAGAATCGACACGACCGTCGCAAGCATGAACAAAAAGATGGCTACTATTTGCCAGCGACTTGACAACGGCGACAAGGAGAGGGAGGGGATGGGCAACCGCGTCACTGTCCTAGAAACGGAAACCTCCACGCTCAAAAGCAGCGCGAGACAGGACAGGTGGATCGAGCGCGTGGGGATCATAATCGGAAGTATAGCCGCCACCGTCCTGGGGACGCAGAAGTGAGGAGACTCGCTGCGCCTCTTTTGCTTGCGCTTCTCTGCCTCGTGGCCTGTTATCCGACGCCTACGCCTGGGCCTACGTCGACGGCGACCTGCAATCCTGAGCCGGTCTTCTGGCCGACGGAGGTTTCGGTTCCGCCAGATTGGGGCACTCCATGCGCCGACGCGTGGCTGGAACTGCCGATGATTGTGAAGGTTTAGACACTTGGAGGTGACAGAATGGATCTAAAACCGTACCTGGTAGTACTGGCCCTGGCCTTCCTGGCCGAGGCTTTCACGGAATACTTTTTTGCCTCGTGGATTGATCTGGCGAAAAAGAAATGGCCCACGCTGGATACCATCAAGCCGCTGAAATACATATCAGCGGTGGTAGGCCTGACGTTCGCGTTTGCCTACAATGCCGACCTGCTCAGGGACATGCTGGGAGCGGTCGCTAATCCGGCATGGTTCGGAGTGGTCAACACGGGGTTGCTCATCGGACGGGGCGCAAACTTCGTGAACGATTTCGGGAAAAAGTACCTGGGCTTGAACACATAACAAGACCTGGCGGGTGCTGAGACGCCCCGCCAGGCTCTCTCCCTCCTTGGGCACGGTCCCGGTTGCGCGGCTGGGGCCGTGCTTTCCCTTGCTAGACGTATCGCTCTAGCTCATCGCGGATGACGCGGATGTCGTCCTTGTCCAGCGTGTTCGGCCCCTCGCTGATCTCTAGCCCGTCCGACTCTGGCGTGACATCCTGGCACTGGATAATCCACGTCACCAGGTCGTCTACGTATGCCTCTGGCGTGGGGTAGTCGTCCACCGTCGTGCCATTAGACCCGTTGTTGTGGAAATCCCGTGCCAACTGTTGCAGCTCTCCAACTCGTTTCGTCCAGTCCACCGTCTCCTCCTCTGTGATCTCTGCCTGATACAGCCTATCAATCGCCACCGCCACTGCCTCTGCCTGAGTCCCGTATCGCCCCGTGAGTGAGCGGAGCTTCTCCCATGTCCCGTCGCTGACCCTGATGTTCACCTGTCGTTTTGGCATGATTCCCTCCTATGGATGTCCCTGCGATGGTTCCCGTTATTGGGTTCCGCTGGTGGCGGTTAGTCGCTCATCAGGTCGTAGCAGTCTGGGCAGCAAGTTCCCTGCGAGGATGACATTACCATGCCTGCCGGGACGCTGTGCCCACAATCGCATCGTACCATCTCTATGACTCGGCGCGGTTTCGGCTGCCACTTCGCTGCGTCTGCGTCTCTCAACATTTCGTACCACTCATCATCGTATTTGAGGGTTTCGCCGTTAGCCAGATAATCCAGCACCTGGGCCTTGTCTGTGAGAGGCTCTCGATTGAACCATGGGGCTTGCATCGGCTCTCTGTCTAGCGCCTTGCTGATGTAGTAGTCGGCGTCTTCTGCGTCCGTCCAGTTTCCGTTACTGAGTTTTCTCTGGATGTTCATCTGCTGTCTCCTTGTGTTTCCGTGCCCCTCATTCCTGACTACAGTATAGCATATTGCTATACATTTGTCAATAGCCAAGGACACGAGTTTTGCTACGAGTTTACTATACATTTCCGTTATGGGGATATATTTACGGATATTACTGTAAAGTGGGAGCTGTTTTGGCCCCCCCCTGCCGCCTGCTTGACAGGCTCAGAGAAACGCCCATAATAGACCGAGGGCCACGGATCGCCTCGTGGCCCTACAAGCGGAACTCGTATCTATGATCGTCCGTCGGTCTTTTGAACAGCGCCCCTGGAGGGGTGTCGCTCAAAAGACCGACGTAGGGAAAGAGTAGGAGATAACACCTCCCTCGCGGGTGACTGTGATCTCCGAGACGAAGAGACCCAGGGCGCGTCTCACCAAGCTGGATCTCGGTGGCTTCCGCAACCTCTCCCTCAGCCCTTCGACAATTCCGCGCAGTTCCTCTGTCGTTACTCCGACAGTCCGTGACTCTATCTCTCGTTCCAGGTCTCGCAGTTCGCTCCTCAGTTGCGCCGCTTCTGCCTCTCGTTGGTCAAGGCGCTTCTGCAGTGACCCGCAGAAGCCCCGCTCCTCTATGGCGTCCAGCACTCGATTGAGCCGCGTGTCCGCCGCCGCGGTTGCCTTCACCAGCCGGTCGTGCTCCGATTGCAGGTCGGTGTGCGTCTCGCTCAGTCTGTCCCGCGCATCCTCGCAGAGTGCTACCATGTGATCCGGCTCTAGCACCTGCTCCGTGAGCACCTCAATGACCGCGTCCTCGATGACCCGCGCGCTCATCTTCGACGACGGGCAAGCCGAATACTGAGCCTTCTTTCGAGAGCAGATGTAATACCGGTACTCGCCGTGGGTGTTGCCGTCTCGGGAGTGCGGCCTATCCGTGGACCCGACCATCGGCCCGCCGCAAACGCCACACCTGAGCAAGCCGGTGAGGATGAACGTGCTATTCGGGCGTGTCGTTTCGCGTCTCTCTTTCGGTCGTGGCCCGCCGCGTCGCCGTCGTTTTTGGACCGCGTCCCACTGCTCCGGAGTGCATAGGGCCTCGTGAGCGTCTTCCACTCTCGTTTTGCCACAGTAGCGGATGCCTCGGTACGTCTCGCAAGAAAAAAGGGAGCTATAGCAGCCGACGCCACGGAAGAGGCGCGTTGCCTCGTGTATCTCCCTGTAGGTGCTGCCGGTCGCTCGCATCCCCCACGCCTTCCGGACACGTGGTGCCAGTTCAGGATCCGGGATCCACCGTCGTACCCTCTTGCGCTTCCCTTCGACCTCGATCTCCAACTCCTCAGCCAAGTAGCCACGTGGAGGAAAGCCGCCGTGCGCGTATCCTTGCTGAGCGAGCAGATGGATGCCGCGGCGGATGTTGCGCGATAGCTGCTGGATGTACTGAGCGTCCTTCCAGTGAATCATCGCCTCAAAGACATACTCGAACTCGCCGCTGGGCACGTCGTCGGTGAGACTCCAAACGGCGAGACCGTGGCGTCTCAGATCGGCCTTGTAGAAGTGCGCGTCGGTCTCGTCACGTGCGAAGCGAGCCCACGACCAGAATACCACCCCGTCGGCGCGGTGATCGTTATGGGCTGCCTGGATCATGTGCATGAAAGCATCTCGTCCAGCCGTGGAGGAGCCGGATCGGGCTTCGTCGATGAAGGGGATGTGAGCGAGTACCAGGCCGTGAGCCTGGATGTATCGCTCTAGCTCCTGCCTCTGTCCTGCGATCGGCGTGCCACGCTCGGCCTGATCCTCTCCGGAGACGCGGAGGTAGGCGTAGATGGAGGAGCCAGGGGGTAGGGGGCAGTCGTCACGGATGTACGTCACGGCAAGCCCGCCGCCCATCTGAGCACCGTCCAGGCTGCACCCAGGGCAAAGGCGGCGGGGATCGCGGCCAGGGCTACGGCCAGGATTAGAGTGGCGACGTAGCGGACGTTGGCCCAGCGGGTGGGATTCATGGCTTGCAGTTCCCGCAAGGCTCATAACCCGCTGCGACCGCTTCCTCGCGCGTCTGGAAACAGACCTTGTGACTGTCCTTCATGTCGTCTACTGAGTTGCACCAGTGATGGTGGAACTTCTTGGAGTTGCTGTTTCCGATGTAGGGACAGGGAACGGGCGTGTTGGTTGGGCGTGGCGTGTATGTGGGGCGTGGGGTTCTGCTCGGAGTGATCGTCGGCGTCTCCGTTGGAGCGTGCGTCGGCTCTGGGGTATGCGTTGGCTTTGGTGTGTGCGTCAGTGTCGGGGTAAGTGACGGCGTCGGCGTCGGCCAGGGAGTGTACGTAGTTAGCGTCGGGTCTACTGACTTCTGCGTAATCGTTGGCCGGGGCGTGCTGGTTATATCTGTGTTTGAGGGCGTGTCTTGAGACAGACCGATAATGATACTGATCAGAACGCACGCGAAAAAGCCACCGCCACAACCGATGAGGAGCTTCTTCTTCACGGGGATTCCTTTCCATATTGACACGCTAATGATTGCCGTGGTATAATGCGAACATGCGTTCTGTGACCGTTGTCACAGTTTCGTCAGACAATGCCGCAACAATCGCCGCCAGCCTGCGTCTTACTATCAATCGCCACAAGCCGTACTAGGCATAGGAGTTGCCATGATGTCCCGAGATCGTGCCCTACTGGCCACAATCCTGCATCTGTTAGAGTGGATCTGCGACCAACTCCAAGTCCTTCTCTCTCAGGATTCCTGACTCCGTGCTGCTATGGTTCGCACTACATCGAGTACCAGGTCCTTCCGGTCGTCTGGTATCTGGCGGTAGTGCATGATGAGGGCGTCTTCGTCGGGCGTTACCGGCGCGTTGATAGGCATGAATTGCAGGATAGACACGTCCAGTATCTTGCAGAGCTTCTCCAAGTCCGGTATGTCTATCTTGGTGATCCCACGCTCCATATCAGAAATGGCTGCGCGGCTCACCCCGAAGGCTCCCCCCACATCAGCCTGAGACATGTCGCGCAATCTCCGAAGCTGGCGTAACTTCCTGCCCATTTCCTGTCGATTCAATCGCCTCTCCCCCGTAATCATATTGTACCACATATTGCAGGATTTTCCAGCGAATTTTAAGATTAGGCTATTGACTTTGCGCCAGAATGTGCTACAATAGGCGTAGGATATGCTTGCGGTTCTCTTTTTTATCTCACACCGAAAGCAAATCAAGCGGATAACGCGGAGAGGACTTGCGAATGACAACAGCACTCGGAAAACAGATACGAACCCTGAGAGCATCAAGGGGAATGAGTCAGGCACAGCTTGCGGAGGCTACCGGCATTCCCCGCACAGACATCAGCCGCTTTGAGACGGGGCGCATGATTCCTACGCCCGATGAAGTAGCCCGCATCAAGGCCGCGCTCTCCTGGCCGGACAACGCACAGGAAGCATTCGCTATCCTCGGGCAGCCCACGGAGTCCCCGGCATGACCTTCACCCTACGAGAGCGGGGGGGCTTGCGCTTCGCATCCAAGAGGGAGGCGCTCAAAGCGGCCACGCCCTTGCTGGTAGAGTTTATACGGCTTGAACTGGAAGAGGAGAGAGCACATGATCGAGCAATCAGTGACACGCATTGTGATCATAGCGGCCTCGGGAACGGCGCTCATAGTCGGAGTGGCGATAGGATTGTTGATCGGGTTGACGGCGAGACGTAGGTAGCAAGAGAGCGGCGGTCACCACCCGCCGCTCCAGACACGCCCAGGCCCTGGCAATTATCGTGTGTGCCCCCGGCTCGTCTGCTGACAGTATGACACACGGGCAGGGGATAGTCAATAGAAGTAGGTTGAAAGTAGCGTGAAGGGAGAAGAGCATGGACGTAGAGAAATGCACCAACGTGATTAGGATCGGATTCGGGATCATCCTGGTGATCCTCTGGCTGGCAGGGGGTGCATGATGGATCGCAACAGCCGCTATTACGACTCACCCCCCAGCGCCCACCCGCTGAGTGTGATGGAAGATCGTGACCGGGAAGACCGGGAAGCGGAACTCAGGAGCGAGATCGCCACGCTGAAAGAGAAGAACGCCAAGCTGAAGAAGATCGCACGAGACGCACTGGCAGCCCTCAGCGATTACGACGGCTGGCTGACAAGGGAGGAGGAGCGACACGGAGACGAGCCGGTACGACCACCCCACTTTGAACTGGTCAAGAGGTAGCACCTAGCGAAAGGGAGAAGACGAACGATGACAGCAGCATTGAGAGAGAGAGCGGCGGAGGCATGGGAGATCGAGAGCAACAGGCGGGATCAGGCCGACGCGGATAATGCGCAGGAGCTGTACAACGCGGCGGCAGAGCTTTTCTTTGACACGTTCGGCACCGCGCCCGATGGGGGCACGGTTGTATCCGACAACGACCACGTAATCCTCAGCCTGGGAGATCTACGGTTCACGGTAGAGCCGCGCGACTACGACGGATTCCGTCTGATGGGTCTTTGCCCGAACTGTGGCGAGGACTGTAATTCACAGGCGATTAAAACGACCGAGAAGCTAGGAGAGATGATCGAGGCGTTCAAGCCTGGCTTTGCGCACACGTGCGCCCTACCGACCAACTCGGAATCACTGACAAAGGCTTTGATGGGGAACACGCTGGACTATGCCCACAGTGCGAAGGCAATCCTGGCCGACGCTCTAAGTACGCTCAACATCATCGAGGGGAATCATCGAGGAGTGAAGAGGGTGCTGGCAAGATTGGACAGAGAGTTATCCACCTTGAAGACCGTCCTTGGGGTGGAGCTATGGGAACATATCGACCCAAAAGATCCCGTAACGGGGCGGTCTAACAAAGACTGGGCGCAGAAGCAGCTTGAAGCTCAGCTTGCAGGAATGCCACAGATCAGCGACCGCAGAATCAAAGTAGCCGAATTCGAAGAGGACGAGGCGGCCATTGTCCTCGAACTAGGCCGCGCAAAGCTGGCCGTGAAACTCGCCGACTTGGAGTGGCGCTACTCAATGGCGGAAGTCAGGGCGCGGACGGCGCTGCTCACATTCTCGGAGGGACTGTAGCCATGAGCAGATACGACTACCTCAGAAGTCAGGCCATATCGGCTGAGCACCATCCCTTCTACGCCCTAATCATGGCGGCCATGCGACAGGCGGACACGGACAACGCGGCCCAGCTGCGGATGATGTTTCCCGAGACTCACAAGGAATTGCAGAAGCGATGCAACGCCCCTGGGGGATACCTGCCGGATGAGTTGGAGGAGGCGGCGAAATGACCGCCCTATTCAATCGCTTGCTCCTACGCGCCTACTGTTGCGCACAGTGTGAGGGGCATCTGCTTGAGATCCACGACTACAACGGCCTACACGTCGTGTGTGGCCGGAACCACGATCACAGGGGATTCATCCGGCAAACGACGGTTGAGCTACGCGCGCAGCAGTCTTTCATGGAGGGGTTAGAGTTACAGCGCGTTTTCCCTCAGTTGAGCGGATTCACGGAGCTAACACCCGAAGAGATTGCAACGGACTTGTTAGACTTATTTGGAGAAGGAGAAGATAATGCCTATCAATGGATTGACCAACAGGGAGCCGAGCTTCCCGGAAATCGGCAACATCCGCAAGGGAGCGCCCAAGTCCACGGACAAGCGGGTGATCGGCAAAGACCTGACCTACTTTCGAGTGACGTTCAAAGAGGGAGAAGAGGAAGCGGCAGAGGCGTTCCTCAAAGCGTACGGGAAAACGCCAAGGCTGCTTAATGTGCTCATCCCCTTCGATGACTTGGACAGAGTCTGGGAGGCCTGGAACGAGGCATACGTCACGGGAGCGCTTGTGCACCGGTGTAACAGGAATCCACGAACCGGTGAGGGATTTGTGCATTACGCCATTGACCCGGCGACGGGACGCCCGCTGGTGTACGGCGGACTCTCCACTGACACTGGCGAGCGGGTGCCATGTCAGGGCGTAGCCATGACGTGCAAGGGCGGTCAGATGGTGCCTTACTTGGCGGGCAAGAAGCAAGAGCCTATCAAGTGCTCGCAGGAGGGTAGGTTGCGGGTGATTATCAAGGAGCTGGCACGACTGGCCTATCTCACGCTCCATACCACCTCCATCAATGACATCTATCACCTCGATGAGCAGTTGAGGGGGATAAAGAGAACTGGCGGCGGACGACTGGCAGGGATGCCCCTGGTGATCCGGCGGCGACTAGAGTACATCTCCACGCCGGGGGAAGGCGGAAAGAGGGTCAGGCGCAAGAGTTGGCTTCTCTCCATTGAGCCTGACGGCGATTGGGTGCGGGCCAAGATCGAGACTATGAAGAAGGCCAGCTACCCCGCCCTTTCCGCTCCTGCAGAAGTCGTTCCAACCGTCATCATCGAGGGAGAGGTCGTCGATGTCACCACCGGCGAAATACTCGATGAGGAAGACATCGGGGGGGGCAACGGGACTGAGGGAGAGGCCCAGGAGACGGTCACGAAGCCGAAGAAGGCTCCCACGAAGAAGAAGCCTACCACCAACGGCAACGGTAAGCACTGGGTTGAGCAGAAGAGCACCCGCGAGTCCTTTTGGGGCGTGATGCACGACGGCTTGGGTCTATCCGATGAGGAGGTTCATGAAGCCCTCGGAGTCGAGCATATCTCTGACTACGCGGGAAGCGGGACGGACGCAATCAAGCAGGTTCGCAAGTGGGTTGACTCGCAGATAGAGGCTGAGGAAAAAGCAGAGCAACCGGAGTTGGCTATGGGGTAGGAGAAGCGCGCGGTCGTTCGTGACGGCCAGGTACACACTTGGCGCAAGGCCAGCAGAGACACGGTTTAGACGGCGACCGGGCGCGACTTCTCCTTTCGGCATGGGGGCCAGTTGGGTGGCTGGCTCCCATGCCCCTCAGAACGATGTGACCTGGGCAAACCTGCGATGTGGCCGCAATTGCTGGATTATGGCAGACCGTCAGCTTGCCTCGATAGCGATTGCCAGAGCATCCAGTCTGACGGCAATGTGGATTGGGCGACCAGGACGGGCCACTGAGGGCAGATGATAGCGCGGGAGCCATGCAAACGGTCTGGGGCTAGGGGGCATGGTGAGCTCACACAGAAGGGGGCAGGGGTGGGCAATCGAGGGACGGGTGAGGCGTGGCGTGCCCACCGCCGGGGAATGACTATCAGAGAACCCGGCGGATAGGCGGGGTTAGGTGGCTGGTAGCACAATCCCCCGTTAGCAGGTTCGAGTCCTGCTCCGTCCCATAGGGCGCGGGCGTGGATCCAGTTGAAGCCTGGAGTTGAGTCGGAAGCCCGAGCGAAAACCGTAGACACGATGGAGACTACGGCGAATAGTGCCAAGCCGGAGTTGAGACCGGCCCCGCGCCCGCTTAACAGGATAACCAACAGTGAGGCAGAATGAAAACCTGGGTCAAACTCTACACCAAGGGTCTCGACAGTCCCGACACCGGCTCCCTCTCCTGGGCGCACCGTGGCATATTCGACGCCCTACTCCAATTAGCCGGACGCCTGGATCACAAGGACGGCGGCAAGGAAACCGGCCAGCTTGACGAGCTAGAACGAACGGCCTGGCGTATCCGCTGCGAGCTGAGCGAGTTCACCGAAGCTATTGCGGCCTTCACGGAGCGAGGCATGATTGATGAGCGGGACGGCGTCCTGTACGTGACCAACTACGCCAAGCACCACCGCCGATCACCTAGCGATTCACCCGAGGCCGTTGCAGAGAGAGTGCAACGACACCGCGCACGCAAGGCCGAAGAGAGTAACGAGGCTGTAACGGATTGTAACGAGGCTGTAACGAGTGCGAAACGGCCAGAAACGGCCCTAGAGCAGAGCAGAGCAGAAGAGAGCAGAGCAGATGCAGAAGAGAGCAGAGCAGATGCAGCAGCAGAAGCAGAGACAGAGCGCGCGGAAACGACGCGCGATGCTGCTGCTGTTTCGGAAAACGGCAAAAAAGCGTTGCAATCGCTTCTCGATCTGGGAATCAGTGCGCCTATGGCCCAAGAACTGTCTCAGGAACACCCCTCCGCCCACGTGATCGCCTGGTGTTCTGAGATCAAGAAGCGAGGGAAGAAGGTCAATAATCCCCCTGGGCTTGCGATCTCAATGCTGGAGCAGGGAATATCGCCGCCGAAGCCGTCTGAGAGCAAATGGTACACGCCCCAGGAATATGAGCAGCACGTGGCAGAATTGGAGCCAGGATAATGCCAACCTACAACGAGGCACGGAACGAACTGGACAGGCTCAGACGAAGGGGCGTAGACCTGACCACGACTGCCAGTCCCATCGAGTACGAGAGCATTGAGCGGGTACGATTTCAGCAGGGAAGGCGTGGTATGTGCCAGATATGCGGCGGGGCGCGATTCATCCGGTTCCCGTTCCCAGCGTGGCACCGTTGGTTCGGCAAGAGCGTGCCATGCCCAGAGTGTAACCAGGAGGCGATGTGAGCGCAACACTTGTATTCGGAAGCGCGGAAGCGAACGCGATCCGCAAGCAGAACAGACTCTTTGAGGCGCAAGCGAAAGAGGAGGAGAAGCTCGGCCCTATCCGGCGTTGGCGCGTTGACGTTGAGGTTGTCACGAATGAGTGCCGCTTCGTTGAGGCCCGGACGGAAAAAGAGGCGATGGCGACATGCCGCGCGCAGTATCCAGGAGAGCCGTATGATGCAGTCCTTGCGAAGAGGCAATAACATGATCACCACTCAATGCGATCTGTTCACCTACTACTCCCTCGCTGCCGCAGATGCAACGCTCAAGGCCCGCGTCCTGACCGAACTCCTGGAATGTCGCGGCCAGGGAGCCGCGATCACCTCCAAGGAACTGGCAGCCAGACTGAGAACCAATACGAGAGCCGTCCGCAAGGCAATCGAACTCCTAGTCGCAGACGGAGAGCTGATAGGGGCCAGCGTCGAGGGTAGACACGGCGGCTACTTCATGATCCAGACTGAGGCAGAGCTAGAAATGGTACGCGCCGTGCTCAGATCACGGGCCGTGCGGATATTCGAGCGGGACGGGCATCTGAGGCGGGCATGGGAGAGAGAGCACGGGCGGGAATTGCAACCGCTGCTTATGGAGAGGGGGGAGTGATGGTAGAACCGTTGACAGATTATGAGCGCAAGGTTTGGAAAGAGTCGGCAGAGGATATTTTGGCACACCCAGAAACATATCGAGACGAGAATCGTCCTGGCTGGATCGTCTTTGCCCGCAATCGTCTCCGCTACGAGCAGACCATCCAGGACGTCGAGGCGCAACTTGAGGATCTGGCCCTGGCCGTGCTCAATACCGTGGCATATGACGAGCCCTTGCAGGGCATACACAAGCTGGCCCGCGCCGCCACTGGCGACGGAGAGGTAACGCCATATCGGGACATCATCCAGGCCAAGGACGCGCAGATCGAGCGGCTAGCTAACGCCATACTTGACGTAGAGACGGTAGGCGCCAGCACGGATGAAGGCGATGCTTGCCTTGTCACTGCGTTAGGTCTCGCCAGGGCCGCAATCAAGGAGGCCACATCGTGAACACTCTGACAGTCGGCCTCCTCACCCTGGTAGCCGGCACCATCTACGCGCTGATACTCGATTCCTGGGATCACAGTCGCCGCTTCCAAGGCTCTCCCTTCACCATCGTGCAGGTCGCCGTCGGGATGCTCATCATCCTGGCAGGCGTCGCCCTGGCCGTGTTCACGGATAGCGTCGCCACGGCGCGCGAAGCGTTTTGGACCCTCCTAGCTTGCATAGTCGCAGTCGGTCTACCCATCGCCGTCTGGTACGTGGGATCATACGACCGCCACATGTCGGAGATAGACTAATGCCAACCGCACGGAAGTTCAACCGGAAGTGGTTTGCGCTCTGGCACCAGGCGATCCGCAATCTAGGCGCGGCGGCTCAGAAGTGCGATCGGATACGAGAGGCAAACAGGGGCGGGGGATTGACTGCCGTGAAAACGAGGCTCCAGGCGGCGGAATTGGGAAACATGATACGACAGGTCGCGCTCGATCTGAATATGGTCGAATGGGAACCAGCGAGGGAGAACGATGACACGCCTTGATGACGAACTCACCGCCGTTGTCCTCTACGCCCTGCAGAACGATTACCCCCTGGCCGCGAAGTGGATCTCAGGCCAGCAGGCAAAGTCCGAGAAGGCGGCACGACCGAAGCGACGGCGCAAGGTGCGGCTGAGCGTGGGCGGCCAAAAAGTGACGGCGGGCGAGTTCTACATTGAGCCTGAGAAGTTGGAGGAACGATGAAAAAGCTGATACTACTGGCGATACTACTACTCCCGACCGTCTCCCTGGCAGATGGGCGCGGCATAGCTGGTCCCGGCGGCAATAACGTTCCCGGCGTGGCTCAGATCATGCAGGAGCAGGGGGCTGACTGGTTCTACACGTGGAGAGCGGGCGAACGAGATACGCCCGGATGGGTGCCGATGTTCTACCACGGGCTCACCGGCGCACTCTGGCAGATTCAACGAGTCCAGATCATCACGGGCCGTGGCTACGTAGGCGGGTACTGGCTCATAGGCAACGAGCCACACCACAACGGTATCAGCACCGTTGACGCCGTAACGCAATACGCCGGTATGGTGGGCGTCATCAAGGAGGGCGACCCGTCGGGGAAGCCCATCATAGGCGGCTGGATTACGCCTAGCCTGGGGCGGCTGGCAGCGTTCCGGCAGGAGTGGCACGCCCAACGAGGGTGCTGGCCTGAAGAGGAAATTGCAGGGTATCACGTCCACCTCTATACCAACTTCTCCCCTGACTGGCGATCCGAGCTCGAGGCCTGGCTAGACGCGACGCCAGGTATGGAGTGCTGGGTGACGGAATACGGCCAGCTTGACCACCTGGACGCGGACACGCTGACAGAGATGACGCTGTGGCTCGATGCCAATGAGCGTGTCGATCGATATGCCGTCTTCTACGCGGGCCTGCCGAATGGTGAATGGCCGCGAACGTCGCTCTATGTGTGGGACGGTGACACGCCGGTGATGACGGATCTAGGCAGGACATACGCGGCGCTGGCAACTGTGCCGACTGTGACGCCGACCGTCGCGCCGCAACCGACGCCTGAGCCGCAAGCGCCGGTGTACAGGCTGTACGTTCCGTTCTATGAGTCGTTTTCGCCTGGTGAGGAAGCGGCGGAAGGAGAGTGAAACGTGGATGAGAAATGGGGGCGAAGCATCGATCATGATTGGAATAACAATTGTCCTGGCTGTGGCCGTAATTGCGCCACGGTTGCCCTAGTGGATTTGCTGTGGACGGAAGAGGTTTGTCATTGCGACCAGGTGCCATTTCCACATCTAGTCAGAACGACGTGGCATAAGGCGTGTTACGCTGAATTCATTCGCAAAGCTGAGGCAACCGCCAATGACTGACACCGCAATGCTCCAGGCAATCACAACGATGCTCGCAGGCTCGCCCGCCAGCGTGGTTATCATCCACGCAATCGGAGCGGCGGCCAGATCACACGGCCTTGACCCCTTGATGTACTATCGCCAAATCTACGCCGAATCCAGGTTCGACCCCGACGCCGTCAATCCGAAAAGCGGCTGCCTGGGTCTAGGCCAGATGAATCCGAAATACTGGCCGGAAGCGACGACGGACGTGAAGGGCAACCTCGAATTGTCAGCGGGGTACATGGCGGAACTATTGGAGCGGTACGGCGGCTATCGGAGGGCGTTAGCTGCGTACAACTATGGCCCTGCCAACGTGGACAAGCTGACGAAAGCGCACGGGTACGCATGGTTCAAGCATCTGCCCGAAGAGACTAAGGCATACGCGCGATTTATCAGCGGGGGAAGGTATTGATGGACAAGGTACTCGAAGGCATCAAGGTAACGTTTGCTGACTTCACAGTTGTGAACCAATGGGTCCCGCAATCCGAGCTTATAGCTTCCCGAGAGCGGGTGATCACGCTGGAAAAGGAACTAGAGAAGATCATCGAGGGATTCACGGAGCCGGAAAAGCGGTGCCTAGAACTCGAATCCGAGCTAACCCTACGCGACGCCTGGATACGAAAGCTGATAGCCGTCAAGAGCGCGGCGGCCATGATTATTGAGCGGGTCCCCGTGCCGATCTTCTTGGGCGGCGGCGATCCTGACCCACGTCACGCGGCTTATCAAGGTGACAATGGCGACGGTCTGTATTACAAGCAGAGCAATAGAGAGAGCCAGCTCAATGAGCCGGTCAGGTACAGGCTCCAGATTCGGCGGGCAGGGGATAGCGTGGCTCCGCTGCGACCCCTATGGGACGCACTGGTCGAACTGGATGAGTTTGGGAAGGGGGCGAAATGACATTCATGCTATCAATAGGTCGCTGGGGTGGGTTCTACTGGTACAAGGGGTTCGGCTTGCGCCTTTGCCTGGGATGGGTTGCGCTGACGTGGCTACCCGCTGATATTGATGATTGTCTGGCAGGGGTAGAGGCTGAGCTTAATCGGCTGCGACGCATTGAGGCAGCGCTAGACGTTGCCGCCGATAACCTGGCCCCTGGCGCTCCGTGGCGAGTGCTGGCTGGTGACCTAGACCAATGGGGCATATCACGGTGGGGCGATATTATGCGTACCATAGCCGACGCACTGGAGGCCGACGCATGAACGCTGACGCCGAAGCCGCTGCTGTGGTACGGGCCGCCCCGAAGCCGCCGGAGGTCGTCAAGCGCGTCCGTCTCTGTCAGTACGCCGGTGCCTTCTGTGCGTCCTGCCCTGACGCGGACTCTCTCCCATGCGTACTGGCGGGCGGCTACTGGGACTGCGCCACGTGCACCGCGCCCGACTGTCCGTGCATGATCGGCTGGACAATCGAGCGACGTGCGGCATACCAGGAGTGGAGAGAGCGCCTCGAAGCAGGCAACGCGAAAACGAGAGAGCGGAAGGCGCGGTATGGCCGAAAGCGCTGGTATGCTGGCTGGAGGCAAGAATCGAGAGCGTACTCCCAGGGCCGGACGTGCGGTGGTGATGATTGCGATGAGCCGATCACGGACAAGAACACCTCCGGCCTCTGCAAACGGTGCGCGGCGATGGGAAGAGGGAAGGGGGGTGATAGCCTAGCAGGTAGTTGATCGTATTGTCATAGCGTGGCCTGGCTGGTGTCCCCGGGTAGACCACGCGGAATCATTGGAGGTTATCGTGGAAGAGGCAGTGGTTAAAGTAGGGATTACATTCGGAGTGGTGTTTGCAGCAGGGCTTCTGCTGATTGCGGTGATTGCGGCGTCAATGCAGAGCTCGCGCATATCGAGGAGGGAAGAAAAGTGGTACGAAAACAAGTAGCTCACAAGGTCATGGTCTGTATAGTTCGCCAGTGTCCGCGCTGCAAGGGAACGGGGCGGAAACAGGATGACGAAGACTCGATGCCGGTTGACTGTCCCGTTTGCCGAGGCACAGGAGGCGGCAACGAGGAGATCCCCCTTGATGATCTAGTCGCTATGATCGCCAGTAGCCTGAGCCTAGAGGCGCGGTTGGTGCAGAGAGTGGCGGAACGATGAGTCAGGCGACGTGTCCGAGATACGAGACATGCGAGGCCTCAATCTGCCCGCTTGACGAAGAGCGGGGGAAACGTTGGTTCGCCGATGAGTCTGTCTGTAAGCGCCAGAACTCAGGGGACTTCATTGTCCCTCAGTGGCTTATCACGCAGCGGAAGATCGCCAAGAAGACAAGTGACTTTGAGGCGGGTTATTTCACGCGCGAAATGATGGACAGGAATATCAGGGTGTTCAAGGGGATCAAGGGCTTGAATCCTGACAAGCCGTTTTCCACAGAGGCGCGTGACGTTCGGGCGTGGCTGCGAAAGCATCCAAAGATAGTTGTCACTGAGGCCATGCGGGAGAGGGCCAAGCGGCTACAGGATCGCTTCTGCCGAAATTAAGGGGTAAATGTACCCTTGGTTTCAACAAGGTCACAATTCAACGGCCTGAGCGCCTTCAAAAGGGCAAATCGCACGGCCTGAGCACCCTTCTGGAGAGGTGGGCCAGATGGAAACGGAGGAGAACATGGAGCTTGAACGGATGCGACGGATACTGGCAGAGCGGGCGATGGGGTGGACAATATCACACACGAATCTAGGAGCTGCTGCACTGGCCCTCTGGAATCCCTTCGAAGATGCCGGGCAGATGATGGATGTTGTCGACGCAATGCGGGCGAAGGGGTGGATGTGGTGTGTTGAGGATCTCGTGGAGGACGCCATATCTGCCACCGTGAGGCATTACGACGGAAGGGAAGGGCTGGGGGTGGCAGAGACTGAGCGCGAAGCTCGCATGTTGGCCGCCGCCCGTGCTCTCGAATCGGAGAGGCCGCCGATGAGTGACTTAACAAGGTGGGTGGCAATGGATCGTCTACGTGACGAGCTTCACAGAATAATCGAGAATGAGCCTTCTGGCGAACTGGCCGACTTATTTGAGATGGACGCCTGGCTCAACGTTCTGGCTGATGAAGTCCACAAAGTGCAGAGCGTTATTCAGAGAGAAATCAAGAGGCGCAAGAAAGCAACCAATGGCAGCTAAATGGCACACGGTCGAAGGCGCAACAATCGTAGCGGACAAGAAGCAGACGGAGCAGGAAGCCGCACAGACCGCCGTGCTCACTGCATACCAGGCATGGCAGCGCAAGCACGACAGCGAGCCAGAAGCGGTGTTCATGGCGGACCCGTTCGCCGAGACGTGGAACGGGCTGCCGGTGATCGAGGAGGGGGAGTTCGCGGCTGGGGCGGTGTACGTGGGGGTGACGGGGTGAGCGGGATTCCTGCAGAGCTTCGGCCATTCGAGACATACATTGTCAGCTACAGCGGCGGGAAGGATAGCACGGCGACGCTATTGTGGTCGCTGGAAAATCTTCCGCGCGAACGGCTTCAAGTGGTGTTTGCGGACACCGGCGTGGAGTGGCCGGAAACGTTGGAATACCTGAATTACATCGAGCGAGAGCTGGGCGTGTCCATTGATCGCATACGCGCCGGCGATCGGCCATTCCCACCGAAGCGCAACGGAGAGCCGAGAGAAGAACTCTCAGGGGGGAGCAGCATGTACGAGTTAGTTCGGCTCCGTGGCAGGTGGCCCGCGCCACGGTATCGATATTGCACGACTTACCTGAAGCGGTATCCTCTCTTGTACTACCAGCGGGAGTTCGAGAATCCCGTGTCAATCGAGGGCACGCGGGCCGAGGAGTCGAAGAGCCGAGCGAACAAGGCTTGGTTTGATCCGAAGGGTGATAAGACGACGATTCCGATTTGCAGGCCGGTGTTACGTTGGACTGAACGAGAAGTCTGGGAGTACCTACGCGCTCACGGTATCCTGCCGAATCCCGTCTACAACTACGCCACGCGGTGCGGCTGTTGGTGTTGCATCATGGCCCGACGCGCCGAGGTACTCAATTTCTGTCGTATTCATCCTGAGTTGGCGCGGGAAGCGGCGGACGTGGAGGCCGAAATCGGACATCGGTGGACGGCACGCCAGAGTATCGGAGGATTGTTGGCAAGGGCACGGGCGCAAATGGAGCTATTCGAGCACAGGCCGCGATTCAGCGAGACGGGGGTGACGGGGTGAAGATCATCTACCTTCGAGGCCGTCCGCGCCTGTCCACGCTCTACGCGCTGCTACCCCTGCCGCGCTGGATGGACTGGCTGTGGAGAAGGGTGGGGAGGGAGTGGTGATACATGCGGGCACAGACGTGTACGACCTGGTATGTGAGCGTGATCGGCGCATAAACGAGATCGCGACGTTACCACCGGCGGAACGCATAGAGGCACTGTCAGCATTACAGGCCAAAATCGAAGCCGCGCAAGACAAAGGCATGATACTGGGCAACGGCCAGATAGGACGGGCGCTGGAGTATGCACTAAGCGAGCTAAAGAGCGAGGGCGCGATACTGGCGAAACTCCAGGAGAAGGGGGTCCCTCTCGAATCGCCAGACGATGACCTCAGACGGGCATTCGCGGAAACGGTACGCCCGACCGGATGCTTTCTAGTGGCGCGAGAGATGCGGGATCGGATGCGGCGGAGCAGAGAGCCGGTGCAAGGGAAGCTGTTGTGATGATACCAACCTAACGCACGGGATTCTTGATTGGAGGAGAGATGAGAAACAGAAGCGGCGGTAGCGGATGCGGGTGGACGTTAGGATTCATAGCCATGGTCGCAGCACTAGGATCACTCTACGTGAGTGGGGCCGTGGGCCTTGGTGAAGTGACCTCGGGGGCCGTAGGTATGCCAGCAGAAAGCCACGACTTGGCCGCGCTGCTGGTGGTGATTGGACTGGTAGCGTTGGGCATGGCGCGGAGGGAGGGGCGGTGACGCGGAAAAGTTCAGAGATTGTCACCACGTACAAGCAGCCGGAACCCGACAAGCCACGTCCTATCGTGGAGAGCGTTACAATCCCGCTCCTGATCTCCCTGGTGACGGGGCTTCTCCTGACGGGATTTGCCGTTCTGGGAGTCAGCGTCATCTGGGAAGTCTGGTGGCCGTGGACGTGGGCCGCGTTCATGTTCTTGGGGGTGACGCTCGGAACGTGGATTCTACAGAATTGGGACGTGCTGCTGTGGGAAGCCGAAGAGAGGTCGGGAGTGGATCTGGATCGAGACGGGGTGATCGGTGATCCCAGCCAGAGATATGTTTTGGTCAACGCCGCTCCCCCAGATGAGGTTGACCGTCCAGTAGACCGCGCCCACCGGAGAATGTGTCAGTTTGTGCGGGACGCAGAACAGAGCACGGCGGCCCGTGACCTGGAGGAAAAGGGTTATTCACGCGATGAAATCAAGATGTTCCGAGAGCTACTTATCCGTGGTAAGTGGGCCGTGTGGCGCAATCCTGCCAATAAGCGGGACGGCTGGCGGTTGACCCGACCCGCGGGCGTCATCCTGGCGGCGATTGAATGACCCCTTCCGGTGTCTGCGAGTCGCTGAGTTCGCTGTGTATCAGCACAGGACAGCACACACAGCACACCCTACACAGGGGGGTTATGTCGAGCGGGTAGGGGGGTGGGGAGTATTTTACTTGTTAAGCGTTAAATCAAATACTCTCCCGACGCCTGCCAGTATCCCCCCTACCCCACTTGACTTCCCCTCCCCTTTCCTGTATCATACCAGTGTAACCTAGAACGCCGGGGACTCCTGTCTCTGGCGTTTTTTGCGTGTAGGAGGTGATGCGTGGACAAGGATTGGAAGTGCGAGCGATGCGGGGCGGTGATCGGCACAGTCACAGAACATGGCTTGCGCTGTGATCCTCTGCCACAGCTCAAGGTTCATTTTCGGGGCATGACGGGGTGGGTTGAGTGTGGGCAGTGTGAGCATGACAACGCCTGGCATTTCGACAAGGAATTGATGCAGCAGTGCCTACTTGACAAGCTGGAGGCTACGTGAAGCCTGGCCCGAATGGTACGCCTGAGAATGGAATCTACTGCGGGGATTGTCTGCCGCTTCTTCGAGACTTGCCCGATGGTTACATAGACGCCGTTGTGACAGACCCGCCTTACCAGGTGAGTCTCAATGCAGACCTCTGTCCCTGGGACATCTGGCCCGACCCTGCAATCTGGCAGGAGCTTTACAGAGTCACGAAGAGCGGCGGCTTTCTGGCCTTCACCATTGCGCCTCGTGTAGCACACGAACGAATACCGGACGTCCTGGCCGCTGGCTGGCAGGTGCTGGAGGTTGGCTTCTGGATATGGGGCAACGGGAGGCCGGTACACGTTCGGCGATTGAAGCGGAGCTATGATTTGGTGTACTTCCTGAGCAAGGATACGCGGCTGATGGAACTTGATGACGCGAAGTGTCATTATCCGAGCGGAACTATCTCGGGCAATAAGGCGGGGCAAGCGAAACGACATTCTCTAACTCCTGGCCGCCATTTCCGCTCGGGCAGCAAGCGATTCCAAGACTATCAATACAGCGGCCAAGGCAATCACCCTGCGAACGTAGCCTGCCTCGTAGGAAGCGACGCTCTTGCCCCTAGTCGCTATGAACTCATATTTGCCGTGAAGCGTATCAATCGAGCGGGCAAGACTGAGGAGCGACATCCGACAGGGAAGCCGATTGACCTGGTGGGGCAGATCATCAAGATAGTGAGTGTGACGGGCGACATTATCCTTGATCCCTTCATGGGGCGGGCGTCTACTGCAGTAGCAGCGGTACTCACAGGGCGGCAATACCTGGGATTTGAGGCGATGACTGAGGAGGTACGACTAGGGCGGGTACGTGTAAGAGAGACGCAACCGCCATTGATGATACCTGCTTGACAAGCTGGATTATAGCGCGCCTTGACAATCGGGTAGCTTCTGTGGTATAATGACAGCGTAAGCAATCTACATCGTGGACGCGAAATGGTCGGGATGAGCGCCGACAGGCTGTAATGGCCTGTCGGCGCTTTTTGCATTTCAGGAAAGGACAGCATGGCCGAAGTCCTTGACCGTATTGAGTTCATAGCCTCACTTTCGTCAACCCAGAGACACCCGATCAAGCTGGGCAACGATACGGGCCAGATGACCATCGAGCTTCCGAAGAGCGAGGCGAACGCTCTCTTACTGGTAGCGATGTACTACGCAGATAAGACGTTCAGGATGATAATCGAGCCAGATGACAGTGAGCATAGAACCGTTAGCAGGACAAAGGCAAAGAAACGAGTCAAGGCGGGCAGTTCTGGGATGTAACGATTATCTGAGGATGGGGCCTGGGCGGTCTTTGCGTGCCCTTCACGCACAATACAATAACGAAGGCGAACAAACTCAAACGCCTACGCAATCATTCGGGACCCTGGCCGCCTGGTCAACTCGTTACGGCTGGCAGGAGCGAGCCGAAGCCTACGACGCAGAACTAGAGAATCGCAAGAATGAGCGGGCCGAAGAGATCATGCAAAGCGGCCTTGCCCTAGACCATGAGCGCGTGGTGAAACTAAAGAAGCTCGCAGGCCTCCTAGAGGATCAGCTTTATGAGCGGGGCGAGGACGGCGTCTATCACAACGTATGGCTCCCAGACGTGAAGCAAATCGGCTCAGGGCCAGACGCTGAGCGCGTAGACATTGAGCGATTCAATGCCCCGATTATCAGTGAGTACAGGGCGGCGCTTGACGACCTGGCGAAAGAGACGGGCGGGCGCAAGGGGCGGCTGGATGTGACCACTGACGGCAAGGCGCTCCTCGGCGTAGGAGTGTACATTCCCGACAATGGCAGACAGCAAGACGATCAGGCCACAGAAGGGGCCACAGGAGCAATTCCTAGCGACACCGGCTGACATCTGCATTTACGGCGGCGCGGCTGGGGGCGGAAAAACATTCGGCCTGCTGCTAGAATCGTTAAGGCACATTGACAACCCAAGATACGGCGCGGTCATCTTCCGGCGCACCTACCCGCAGATCACGCAAGAGGGTGGATTGTGGGATGGGGCCGGAGAGATATACCCAGTGGTCGGGGGAGATCCCCGGCTGAGTACGATGCAGTGGCGCTTTCCGAGTGGGGCGCGGGTTAAGTTCGCTCACATGCAGTACGAGAAGAACCGCCTCGACTGGCAGGGTGCACAGATCCCGTTTATCGGCTTTGATCAGTTGGAGCACTTCACTGAGGCACAGTTCTGGTACATGCTATCACGGAACCGCTCAACGTGCGGGGTGCGGCCTTACATTCGGGCCACGGTTAATCCTGACCCTGACAGCTTTGTAGCTGAATTGGTAGCCTGGTGGATTAACCAGGACACGGGGTTCGCCATACCGGAACGGGCGGGGGTGTTGCGCTGGTTTGTACGAATAGAGAACCGGCTGGTATGGTTCGATTCGGCAGAGGAAGCAGGGGAGCAATACCCCGACATCCCGCCAAAGAGCTTCACATTCATACCGGCAAAGGTCGAAGACAATCCGGCGCTGCTAAAGAAGGACCCGGGGTACATCGCCAACCTAATGGCTCTTCCCCTGGTAGATCGAGAGAGACTACTGGGCGGCAACTGGATAATCAGACCGGCGGCGGGAAAGGTGTTCAATCGGGGATGGTTCGAGATCGTGGATATAGTGCCTGACGGAGGTGTTGAGTGTCGCTTCTGGGACTTTGCGGCAACAGCCAAGTCGATGAAGGGTGATAATCCTGACAGCACCGCGGGCGTGAAGATGCGTAGGGTCGGGAGTATTTACTATGTGACTGACTGCATGGCAGATCAAGTGGGGCCAGCCGCTCAGGATAAGCTATTTCTGGGAACATCGAGACAGGACGCGCAATTATCCACAGTGCCCTACATGATACGATGGGAGACAGAACCGGCGTCAGCGGGCAAGAAAGAGACGTGGAGGCTGGTTACGAAGCTGGCAGGACTAGACGCTAAGGGTATCCGGCCACGAGGGGACAAGATCACGCGGGCTAAGCCGCTGGCCGCGCAAGCGGAAGCAGGGAACGTGAAGCTACTCCGAGGCCCGTGGAATGAGCG